CCCACTAAAAGTTGCGGTTATAACTCCACTTCCAGGGTCGCCTGTGACTTTAGCATAGGCAACAGCAAAGTTTGAAAACCTATTCGGTCCCGATTGCCATTGAAAAGAGTCTTGTAAGATAGTCCACGAGTCTATGTTTGCAAGCGTTCCGTTGTCGATGCTATCTATTGTTTGGCTTGAAGCACTTGTCTGACCGATAAAAAGTACCAAAAAACTATCGTCTGCTGGTTCTATTGTTCCAGTGGCAATTGTGGCGTTATTGGCTGAGTCTGTTACGCCTGTTAGAAGATTTGGTGTTGAGAGTGCCATATTTTCCTATAAATAACCCTTAAAGATAAGGTTACTCAAAATAACTATCTCTAGGCAATTTGTTAGGAAACGATTTTAATTAAATCTACACCCTTACCCCACCCTGGGATTTCGTCTGATTCAGTCCAGTTGATCAAGAGTTGTTGGTTTCGGTACTGTTCTTTACTCCACCTCTGGCCTGTAGGATTGTTGCCGTGTTTTATGTCTACATTTGGAGATGGTGACTTCCAAGTTTCATACTTGAATTTGTTTTTCCACTCCACTCTGCCATGTGTAAATGGCTCGAATCCCATGTTTCTTATGTAACGATTGAACGTTTTCTCTCTTAATTCTGGTGGTTCGTGCTTTTCGATTCTTTCCCATTCCGCCAAGGCTGTTTCATAGCGTTCTCTAAAATGGGTTAGGGCGGTTTCTCTCCACACACACAATCCAGATAATTGATTCACGTCATAGTGTAGACAGTGACCATCAGTCATTCTTAAATACCAAACGTTTTGATTATAATAAAATACGTCTTTCTTCTCTGGTACAAAGTCAAAGTGTGACGGGTGGTACAAAACATCATGCTCGGTGAAAAATAATATATCGTCCCTGGTATTCTGGACGGCTGCGAGTATCTGTTTGAACATTGTTAAATAACCCCTCTTAAGAGAAGGGAAGCGGATATTCTTATACCCAAAGTCCATTTTCTTAAGACTAGAACTTATAATTCCTATCTTTTTCTCTTTGCTGATTCTGTCCAGTCTATCCCTAACTGGCTTTGCTACCTTTTCGTCTAGTTTATTATCCGTGTAATATATCATCCCCTTAGAGATAGTCCAGTCTGGCGGATTGAACGTGTCTAATATCCACTTAAATTTTCTTTTCGCTAGTGGCCATTTATCTTTTTGAAACAACTCTCTAGACTTTTCTCGGTTTTCATTTACTTTGTTTTGATCCTGGGGAAAGGGAAAGCCAAAGTCGCCACCCTTAGTCCTGAACATGTGTGCATACCAGGTTTTTCTATTGACCATCACTGAGCCACCAGACAACCAGGTCTTACAGGCTACTTCTACGCCTTGCTGTCCCCAACTGTAGAAGTCTTCACTGCATATATCTAGTTCAAACCATTTCTTTTTAGTTACCATGAAACATGATCCCTGAATACTCATCGAGCTTGTAACATCACCCTCTTGTGTGTTTGCCCAATCACCCCAATATTGAAAGTGCATGGTCTTATCAAACCTATAGGACTTACTCTGGGGGTTAGTCTTAGCGATCCAAACTATATCCTTAGTTGTGGGCTTGCCACACTCCTCACACTTACCCGATCTGCCCTGGTAGCGTCTGTGGCCATCAGGACAAACCCAATCAAACACGTGCAGGTTTCTCATAATAGGTACTAGCGTCCAATCGTCTCTCATTTCAGCTACCATCTTCACATCAAAACCCTTATCAAATGCACAATGTGCGTCAACCTTCATTAGATATTTCCCTCTAGCGATTCTGGCTGCACTATTAGCTCCCGCCCTCTGACCTACCGATTGCGGATGATAGATTAGAGTTATGCGATCATCAGATAAACTGAAGGGCGGATCAGGTAAATAGCCGTCTAGAACTACTATAATCTCGGTGTTTCCCTCAATATTTAACAATAGGTCTTCTACTGTCCGTTGTAAAAATTCTTCATTCCTGGCTGGTATTATGACTGATAAGTCTACTTTATCCATTTTTCGTTTCTCTTTAATAATGCCTTTGTAATGTCTGGCTTATAACCACAGCTTTCCGACCATGCACACCAAGCGTATACGTCTTTTGGTACGCACTTCGAGTTTGCCCCTCTATTATCAGGGAATACGAAAGTCCACCAGAGGTTAAATCTCGGATCGTCACCATACACCGCGTCCCTAATCGTATAGTAATCTATCCCTGCCTTTTCGCACACATCGTACAACTCCTGACATTGTGCTACTTTGTATGCTATTGCTCTATTTTCAGACAGTTTGATAACTTCCGCTTCGTCTAATGTAACTTGTCTTATGGTAATGTTGGCGTTGTAGACTGTGGTGTAGAGGTCTATAAGTCGTCTTCTGTCCTTTGGATAACCACCGATAATTAAAAATCGCCTCTCTTTGGGGTCTATTAAGGGGTGGTCTACGCTCTCTCCTAGATATTCTGGTTGCATTACAATCCGTTTTTCATACTCTTTAGACCATCTGTCGCAATCCCCAGGATTAACTGTAGATCTAACTACCAGTAGATCAGCTTTACACCAACTTATAACCTCTTCCACAATCGAAGTGTCTAGACTTCCGTTTTCTGAAAGAGGGGTGGGTACAGCTATAAATACTATGTCACATTTGTTTATTTCTTCTTTAGTAAATTGGTAATTAGGAATGTTGACATCATAAATTACCGCATCGGGGAATAGTTTGTGCATCGCTTTCCCTACCCATCCGTAACCGACAATTCCTACTCTCATATTATTTTCCTGAGTCCTTCCTCTAGAGTATATTTTGGTTTCCATCCCAACATATCACTCGCCTTCCATATATCCGCTTTGGTTGACGGCTCTTCTATTTCGTCCACATATTTGGCTCTAACATTCTTTTTCATTATCTTACAGATCATGTGATATAAATCATAGACGGTTGTTGCTCTGCCTGACCCGCCATTAAATGTCTGTCCGACTACATCTGTCTCGGCTAACAGTATTAGTAAGTCAATTACATCGTCAATGTATACAAAGTCTCGGTACTGCTCGCCATCGCCTGTTATGTAAGGCTCAGTGCCAGTTTTAAGTGCTTCTATAAACTTTGGTATTGCAGCGCCATACATACCTGAAGGATCTTGTCTTTTACCATAGACGTTAAAAGGTCTGACTATATTTATTCCAATTTGTCCGCCAAAGTATCGACAGTAAGCCTCTCCTGTTAGCTTGGTTAAACCGTAGGGACTGACTGGTCTTGGAGTTTCGCTCTCTTTTTTGGGGATCACATTACCATAGACGGCAGCACTTGAGGTAAATACAATTCTTTTAACCTTAGTTTTCTTAGCATTGAGAATAACATTTAATGTGCCGCTTACATTGGTGTTATTTGTTTCCATAGGGTTGGTGAATGACTCTCTTGGTCTAGTGAGGGCTGCTAGATGGAATACCACATCAACTCGCTCATAGGCTTTCTTGGTATCGTCTAATATACTCTGTCTAAACAAGCGAACGTCCTTGCTCCTGGGAAGATTAAGTATCTTACCAGTTGATAGATCGTCAAGCACCACCACTTTATGACCCAGTTTAACTAGCCTTTCGACTAGGTGAGATCCTATAAATCCAGCGCCACCCGTTACAAGAATCTTACTCATAAGCGTTTTTTAACCCTATGTGCTAATTGTAAATGCCTGTCCTCCAGTCCTTCATAGTCTCGGTCTGTAGTAAATGTTTCAAAAGCGTGTACCGCCATACCAATTTCTCTTGCTACTTTCTGTGCGTTTACTACATTCGGTGATGTACCACTACAAGATATGGTTATAAGTAGGTCTTCTGGTGTGCCGTACACGTCTAATTGCATTGAGTAAATGTATTCGTAACCATAGTCATTCCCGATCATAGTCATTATTGAGACGTTGCTATTAAGACAAATGACGGCAATTCCCTTAGAAAATAGATCGTTAGTCATGTGTTCGGCTGTACTGGCACTACCTCCGTTACCCGCAATAAACACCATCCGCGCATCTTGAATCAAGCCCACTAGTCTATCTTCTTCTATCATATTTTCGACCTAGTAAATGATGATGAAAACATATGTTTTCTCTCATTATAGTAAACCTCTATACCCCTCACTCGGCATATCTCACCACCCGTTAAAAAGCCTCCTCTGTGATCCTCACCTATTATCCTTATATCCAGATGTAGCGTGCTTAATATGTCCTCTAAATCCTCTTCTGTTTCGTATACTATAATCTCGTCAACATAGACACAGGCTTTTAGTACAATCTGGCGTTCAACAACTGACTGAATTGGAGTATTTTTAATTTCTCTTTCTTTTGACGGGTCAGCGTGTAGTCCCACAATTAAATAATCACAAACAGTCTTAGCCTCTTGAAACATAGAAATATGACCCGCGTGGAGTAAATCAAATGCACCTGCTGTGAATCCCACTTTCATAAATCAACCTTTCTTAAGAAGTCGGGTATTCTTGCCAGTACCGCTAGTATGTCTTTCAAATCGTCACCCTCTGCTATTATTTTTGTATCTTCTGTGTCACTGACTATAAAAACATCTCTATTGTCCCTTCTCCATAATTCTGCTCTGACAAGCAAGCCAGCTATCTCTGCTGATCCATAAAACATCTGATGTGCGTTCTTTAATTCGGTGTCAATCATCTAATGCCTTATAAAGTTTACCGATTGCTTCTATGTGGTATTTGTCGGATTTAATTAGACAATCTTGCCCAATATTGTCATAAAGAACGTTGTCCGTCCTAAGAATATCAAACTTGTGGAATAACTCTTCTAGATGATTGACAGGTATGTAGCACTCCTCAACCTCCTCAAATGCAGGCTCATATAGTGCGATTGTGGGTATACCAAAAGATGAGGCATTGACGATCTTTAATGGGTTTGATAATACTTTTCGATAGGGTCTCCAGACTAGTTGTATATCTATGCTCTGGTAGAATTTAATTATGTCTTCTCTCTCAAAGAACTTAGAAAACTTTATGAACTCAATTCCCCTAGCTTTGAATCCTGTGTCAATCTCCTCTGGTATGTGGACAAATGACTTCTCTGTGCCGATTATCCCCACTGTTTTAACACCAGTCCTGTCTCTAGTAATTTCCTCATAGTTGCAGTGTTGCTGTGGGATAACTACAATTTCGTTCTTAATCGTTGATGCCATGACTTTTTTATCAGCCTCAGAACAGACTATAACCCCTACTTTGGGATAGTTTTTAGCCAGTTGTCCTAGATTGTGACCGTCAACTATATCAATGTAGGACTTTCTACCCTCAAAGTTGAAATCCATGTCACCTTTCTTTAGGTGGGGTTTTACATAGATACAAACATCATTCTCATAGCCTGAGTCTGGGTTTAGTTTAGCTCCTATTCTTTCGGCTATTTGGTCGGCTCTGATAATAGACGACACTCTCATCATGTGACCTCGGCCTTTGTAACTACCTTTGGTATACGGCTGGCCTGAATTGACATTCAAAAAGGCTGGTTTCGAGAATATTGATATCATTTGATGTATTTATCTACTATTTGTTGTACTGTCATTGGCTGGCCTGTAATATTTAATTCACAGTTCCAGTCGGGGATCAGACCAAGCCAATGTTGAAACTCTTTCACATCTATTAAATATCTTGTTGTGTCTTCAATTACTAATGGCTTATCTTCTTTATATCTGTTTCGTAAGTAATTGATTATAGTGTTGGGATTATTGCCCCAGGTGATGTTGCCTAATCTAACTATGCAATAATCTGGGAAGTTTGACCGCACTAAATGCTCCATTTGTAGCTTGTGTTGTTGGTATCGGCCTGTTTTATAGAATATAGACAATGAGCCGAAATAGACCAATCGTAGCGTCTTTGGCATGCTTAACAAGATATCTTTTTCTATGTTATACATTTCCTCTCTGGTCTCTTGACTGTTACTGACTCCCATAGCAAAATATAACAGATCGTCTCTGTCTATTAGCGCACTCGCTAGATCTCCCTTACCAACAATCATTTTACAAACATCCATCCTGGGTTATCCCTACCGAATGTGGGGTCTTTAATATTATTCTCTAGAACAAAGAAGGGTTTGATGTTATGAGCCATCACATAGGCGTCCACAACGGGTTTAACGTGTACTGGGTGGCGTTGTCTACCCTTATCTAGATAAGCACCGTGGAATTTATAATCATGACCGAACACTATCCCACCTGGTCTGACCTTCTTTGCCCACTCTGACACGTCCATAGCCACATTAACAAAGTTATGAGCGCCGTCTATGTAGACAAAATCTAGTGACTCATCTTCAAAGTGTCTTAAGGCTTTCATGCTAAATTCTTTGTGGAAGACTACTTTGTAGGGTTTTAGTCGTTTAATGGCTTCCTGGTACACTTCCTCTATATTAGAATACTCCTCATACCCTGGGTACTGCTCCCAAATATCAACACAATGTAGCTTAACTCCTGGGTTTTCCCTGCATAGAATTTCAGCGTGTATACCCTCTGCTACTCCAATCTCTGCGCCTTCTTTACAATCAAAATCATATAAAGTCTGAGCCATGATTGTTCGGTTTATATCACCTATTATCAGCCTGTCACCAGGATTAGGTATTGGTTTGAACTTGGCTAGTATAAATTCTAATGTTGTCATCTTTTCACCCAGAACCACGATCTGTATTTATCCCGCTTCCAGCCATCGTGATACTCCATCGCACCGACTACAAAATAGGGGATCATGCGGTAACACCTGGTATAAGCCTCTAGTACCCGCTTAACGTGGTTGTGTTTCTTATAGGAGAAGTAAGCGTAGTCATGCCCAGATAATATTCCCCCAGGTCTTATTTTCTTCTTCCAAGCGTCTATATCCTGAGTAACATTGAGAAAATCATGATTGCCGTCTATGTACACAAAGTCTAAAGAGTTATCGTGGAAGTGTTGGCTGGCTCTGACAGAGTAGTCTCTGATAATGGTTGTCCTGTGGGCATAGGGTTTCAGTCTGTAAACTGTCTCTTCATAATACTTATCCCAGAGTGGCTGTTCGTAATCAACAGCATCAATTCCTGGCGCGTAGGCTAGGGTACTCCATGGGTCTACACAACTAAGGTGTAGGTTAGGGTTAGCTTTCAATAACACTTCAGAATAACGACCCTTCTCTACCCCAACTTCTACTCCCTTTTCAAACTCCAATTCTGCAAATAAGTCTGCCAGACCATCCCGATCCATGTTGGGAATATCAATCACGTATTTATGCTTCGGACTGATGTTGTGTTTCCTTAAGATATATCTATATGTGTCCATTACAACTCCTTCCAGTTGTCAGGCCATGTCGGCATGGGCATAAATTTATCTACAAACTGCTCGAACGTCATTTTCTTTTCAGGCCAGGTGTCATCCCACTTGTCACCAACGAAGTATCTAGCTGCTATATCGTAACTCTTGTTCTCCTGTGCTTTGTCCATGTGATAACCCCGCTTATTGCCCTGCTGATGTAAATGGGCATACCAAGTATTCTTATTGACCATACACTTACCACCTGCTAACCAGTTCTTTAGTGCTAACCATATAGGCTCTTGTGCGTGTCCGTAGGGGTCTATGTTGGGAAACCCACCTAATTCAAAATATCTGTCCTTAGTCATAAACCAACCTGATCCGTGTATCTGTGGTGTTTCGTCAATCAAAGTATCTAACCTTTCATTTGTTCTTGACTTCCAGTGTCCACCTGCTTTGAATCTGAATCCTTTGGGATCGGTGAACGGGCAACACAGGTGGAAGTAGTCGTAGAACTCTTCCTGACCATCCCTCATTTGTATACTCCAATCGTCTTTGATTATCTTGAAGCGAGGCATTACAATCCAATCATCTTGCATGTCGGCTTGCAGTATCTCGTCAAAGCCCTTGCCAAAGCGACAATGCGCGTCTGACTTGTAGAGGTATTTTCCAGTAGCCATAGCGGCCATGGCGTTTATATTGGTCTTGATACCTACAACGTCGGGAAATTCAATTACTTTTAAGTTTGGATAATAACGCCAATACACATAGTTATAAGGCCCATCAAATCCTACAATAACTTCATACTCTCCCGTAGCATTTTCATATATACTCTCAAGAGTCCTATATAAGTTTTCCTCTTTCTCTCCCCTTGCTGGTATCAATATGCTAACTTTACTCATGGGTTATCTTGATGATCCGATCATCGTACCTTTTGCTAAATTCTTTTACCTCAATCTTATAATCACTCAATGCCTTGGCTACTCTGGGACTGGCCACGTCTTCGATTATATAAATCACCCCTGGGTCTAACACTGACATCAAAGAGGTGGCGGTGTATATCTGGTGATCTGGTATGTGTGAGCCATCGTCAACTACTAAGTCAATATCTGTACCAGTATGGTCTATTAAGTTAAGTAAATCACTGTTAGAGTATTGGTCGCACTCATAAGTTATAATCCTATCTTCGCTGATTACCCTATCTGGGTCTATTTCAGCGCCATATATCATGGCATTAGGAAAGAAGTCTCGAAACATCCTCATCCCAGCACCTTCAGCCACTCCAATCTCTAACACTTTACTTACACTATTCTTACGATCTTTGAACAAATCGTAGTAATAGGGGGAGTACGAGTGTTTCCCCCATTTATCCGTGCCGTGTTTAACGGCTAATTTTGTTAGTTCGTCCATCCCATCCTTTTTATATCTTCTTTCCAGTCTTCAGGCCATGAAGGCATACTAGGAAACTTATAATCTATAAACCACTCAAAATCGTGTACTCTGCCTTCCCATCTATTGTTTAACCAATACTCAGCGCTCCAATTACTAGCTTCTACTGTACCGCCTGGGAATTTATAGAACCTGCCGTACCTTCCGCCCTTGTGTAGGTGGGCATACCAAGTCTTTTTATTTACTTTCAAAGCTCCGCCACCTAACCATGTCTTAAATCCTATCTCCTGGGACTCTTGAGCGAATTGACCATATCCCACCTCACTCAAACCTCCTAAGAACTTTACAAAATGATTCTTTGACATAAAATAACAAGACCCTTGCATGCTAGGTGTATCGTCTATATCAGCGTCCCTCCCAGGTCTTTTCCAGGGTACTCCGTGCATACCATCATCATGAGCCTTACCTTTTCTGGGGTAGTCAATGTACATGTAGTCTATTGGGTATTTATTATCCGTTCTCTTCTCAATTGCCCAATTCTCCGCATCTAGGGCGTAGCGTCTTGGGATAATAACCCAATTATCTTCACAATCGGTTTTTAATATTTCATCAAAACCCTTACCAAAAAGCACGTGATCGTCACATTTCATGATAAATTCACCCTGGGACAGATCTACGGCCTTATTTATCCCTGAACGCATACCAATAGGGGATGGACTGTGTATGTAATGGACTCTGGGATCAGTCGATAGAGGCTCAGGCCACTTCATTTCAACATTGACAATAACCTCTATGTCGCCAGTAGAATTATCTAAAACACCTTGAATCGTCTTAGAAGCAAATGGTGAATTGTAATTAGGGATAACAACACTTACTCTTCCTTTTATCATATCCAATAAAACTCCTCTCCTTTTTTACGAGCCTCTATTGCTTGTTCTATTTTGTCAAAAATACCCAGATGTATCTTTTTATAATTAACAAATATAAAAGCTGTCCACTTATTCCTTTTCTCCCAGAACCAAACCCCCTTGCACCCTGACTTATTGTTGATCTTCAGTCCAGTGTTTCGCATATTTTCAATTCTATTAACTAGTCTTAAGTTTTCTCTCCTATTATCTAATTTGTTTCTATTTATGTGGTCTACCTCTAATCCTTTGGTGGTTGTTGGCAGTATTACCTTATGCATGTATTCTTTTCCCTTAGGATAAAGAGTCCTGCATGCATAGCCGACTGTATTGTCGAATTTCCACTTAAATTTAATCAGATGCTCACAGTCTTCGGGATCTACTAGTGCATATTTACCTTGTGTCAATTCAATTTGTTTCATTTACCACCCAATCATTAGCATACATATCCCCATCGTTGATACTCCAGGTGTGAAATTGACCCTTAGTGTAAATTACTAACCAGCCGTCTTTTATAAAACAGTAATCAGAATTACCCCAAGAAACTCTAGATACTTGCTTGCCGTCTATAATCCTAGACATAGCATCTGGGAAATCCATAGTTCGTGGCTTGTCTTTAACCATTTCAGGTGTTATTGCCTCACTCATCAAACTCACCCACTTTCGAGGTAGAAGCGCTTGACTTCTTAGCCTGTAGGCGCTCTACATAATCGTCTAATGCAAGTCTAGCGTGTTCTGAGAATGTTGTTTCAGAAAAACTCTTAAGAAATGTTATGTGGGATTCTTTAACGTAAATATGTTTCAGTACCATGTATTTAGTTTATACACGTACTGACTCTTTGTCAACTATGGGAAGCTGATTGAGGCGGAAGGACTCAAAGAAGCTGAAGGTGAAGCTGAGGCTGATGGACTGTATGAGGCACTTGCAGACCTAGAGGCACTACCAGACGGAGAGGCTGAAGCCGAAGGGCTAAGCGAAGGGCTAACTGATGGAGATTCGCTAGGTGATGCACTCCTGCTAGCTGACGCTGAAGGAGAAGCACTAGCCGATGGGGATAGCGATTTAGAAGCCGAAGCCGAGGGAGAAGCGCTAGCGCTAGGTGATAGCGATTTAGAAGCCGATGCAGAGGCTGAGGCAGAGGGACTTGCGCTTTTAGATGCAGACCTTGAGGCGGAAGCTGAGGCGCTTCTACTGGCAGACGATGATGGGCTAGCAGACTTAGATTCTGAAGCTGAGGCTGATGGGCTAGGGCTAACAGAAGCTGAGGCTGAACGACTAACCGATGACGAAGCTGAAGCTGAAGCTGATCGACTTGCAGAGGCTGACGGTGACAATGAAGGAGAATCAGAAGCAACTTCAGGTAGAGGGGTTGTCCAAATTGCAGCCGTTTCTGTTCCAGTATTTATAAAGACATTACCACCAGTATTTCCTAGTTGATAAAAGACTGCGCCTTGTTTGAAACCTGCATAACCCGTGGGTAATGTTTCGCCTTGTGCTTCTAAGATATTAGTTGTATCAGTATCTGGGTGAGTTGTTTGTGGGTCTAGAGTGTAGTCAATATCCCATCTTAAGACTCGGTTGGTTCTATAGGGGTCTAAGGCGGTTAGAAAATTAGCATCAGTGCTTGATCTTAACCCACTAGAAATAGACTCAATCCTGGTGAGTTCGTCTTGTGTTAGTCGTGGTAGATCTTTCTTTAATTCAAACCTTGCCATATTTTCCTATCAAAAAAGCCTAATCTTAAAACCTAATGCTCGTTTTATAGTCTTAGGCTCTAGGTCTTAGGCTCGGTGCTTATTTTATTTACTCTACTGATAGAGTATTTATTAACGTTTGTACTGCGTGTCCTCCAGGTATAATTTCTTTACCATTGATTGTTGCTCTATCTTCTACTTCGATTATTGCTTCACCTTTTTTAGCTACTGCTTCCTCGAACATTTTAACCGTCTTTTCACAACCTTCAATGTTGTCTCCGCTAATATCTGCATCTCTGAGATCATTCAGGGCTGCGAGTAAAAATCTTTCAGCATCGCTCATGCGAGTCTGTTGATTTTCTAATTCAAGTCGTCTGGTTTTTTGTTTATCAGTGTAAGCCATATTATCCTTAAGCGAATGTCCAGAATCCTTCTGCGGCCATGTGCCTTCGACTATCTGTTACTTTAGCTCCGTATACAAATAAGTCTTTGTAGGCTGTTCCAAAGTCTCCGATTAGATCCTCTTCCATTCTGGCATCTAATACTTTCTCAGCAAAGGTTAGCCACATCTCGTGACCTGCTAGTACATGATAACCATCGCTGTTGTTACCAGTCAAGCGGTTAGACTTGAACACTTTGAATCCTAGTAATTCGGTGATGAATCCTCTTTTAACCAGCTCTTCATAAACTGCTGGTACGTGTAGGGATACCCCTGTGGCACGGACTAGAGTGTTTTCAAATTCAGGCGGTACGATTAACCATCTGCCAGTATCGGGTACTGAGTTGTGGCCTTCTGCTTCCGCTTTGTCCAACTTCTCTTTAAGATCTGCTACTTTTTCTAGTAAGTTACCTGTCGTAATAGATACTGCGGTTGCGGCTTCTATTTCATAGCTCGCACCTGCACTGATTGTTCCGCCAGTGTAGGCTGATGTCGTATCGTCAAGATCGTCTTCGATAACAATGTTCTCAGTGTCGGTAAAGGTTTTAACCCTGTACCATGTGGTGTGACCGTCTGCTTTGAAGCCTTTGCCAACCATAGCGGCGGTGAAAGTAGTGCCAGATCCAAGAACTGCACCAGTGCCAGTGGTAACTGTTACCGTACCAGCGGTTTCTGATGTTCCCAATCTGTTTCCTGCACCTACGTCTTCATAAAATCCTAGTGCAAAGGTGTCAATGTTTTTCAATCTCTCATTAACCACTTGGTCTACAATAGTAGCGTGGGGATTTTTGATGTAGGATAACCATCTTTCCAGGGTTTTCTCTTTCCAGTAGAAAGACTTGTATTGATCTATAATCAGTTGAGAGTTGTTTTCTGTCAAAGAATCTGCAGATAAAGCAGCGTCAGCGTATGTTTTCTCAGACAATCTATCGAAATTTAAGATGTTCAGCTTAGAACCAACGGCGTTTATTTCACCTTCATAGTCCCTATTAACTATAGAACTAATGAGGTCTCTGTCATAGAGTTCCGTCATCAATTTTTGTGAAAAGCCTTCTGCGATTTTTGTTCCGTATGCTGACATGATGGTTAAAGTAATTTATATTTGATTTACTTTAACCGTCCCGAAGTTGGGGTTTGGAAGTTATGTGGAAATAATATAATAAGTAATTACAGGTTGTCAAGTGCCAATTTATAGATCTGTCTTAATTTTGCCATCTTTCACCAGTTGTTTCCACTTATTATAGTCAGTTTCTCGTATTTTTCTACCCTCTTCTAGGGATAGTTTGTTGTCTGTTTTACCCGTGTGTGATGATCCAGCAGTTCCCTTAGGCATCATTTGTCCTTTGTTTTTTACTTGGGCTTTTTTTGCGTTGTATAGAAATCCTGGTATCAAAACGTCGAATTTGGTGTTAGGGGCGGCAGTAGCATAGATTCTAAGCTCTTCTACCCTACCTTCCAATTCTGGGTATTGAATTAAAGTTTGGGGATCATCTAAGAGTTTGTCCACTCTCTCATTCCATTGTTCTAGTTTCTTACCCTCACCCCTGGCTTTTGCTAAATTCTCTTGAAATCTTCTTGCTTTGGTTGCTTGTATGGCGAGTTTGCGTGAGTAGTCTTCCATGTTCTCCCACTCAGGCCATTCTTTCACCATCTCTTCTTCTGTGGGTTCGGGGATTTGTGAGGATTGATCTATAACCTCGTTTATCTTTTTGTTTTCAGTTGCAATCCTTTGAGCTTCCCTACTAGACTCTGAAAACTTCTTCTTATAGTCTATTACTGGTTCGCTCTCTTCCTCGGGGGTATCTTCATTATCTTCTTCGGGGGCTTCTTCTTCCTGGGGTTCATCTTCGGGTTCATTCTCTTCTTCGGGAGATTCCAGTTCTTCCATCGCTTTGTCTAGCTTCTCTTCAGCTTCTTTTTTGGGATCATTTGGCATAATATCCGTCCTATTACTAGGGTTTGGTTATCTTGTTTTTTTAGGTCTACTTCCTCTAACTGGAGGGGTAGGTGGTACTCTTACTGGGTTTGTTCGTGGGTGACTACCTCTAACTGGCGGCGTGGGTGGAGTTCTGGGAGTTGGTTTAGGACTTGTGGCTAATTCAAAAGCCTTGCGCCTTGCTGCCATCGCTTGTTCTACTCCCTCTTTGTCGTATGGGAAATTTTTAATGACTCCACCTGCTCTTACTTTAGGCATTTTTCTCTTTCTTTTCAGTTTTCTTCTCGACTTTCTTTTCTTGTAACACGCTCTTATACCTGTCTTTATCGTCTACTGAAAGATATGAGATCCTAGATTTAAGAAAAGCAATCTCTTGCTTTGTAAGCTCCCCTGCTGTCTTAGTGCGTATTTTTTGGAGAAATTCCTTTGATCGATCGTCCATATAAAAAGTGTATAGATATTATTTGCGCTTGTCAAGTGGTGAGGCTATCCCAGATAAGGCTTTTTCTAATTGCTCTTTGGCTCTTTCGGGTGTGGTTAAAAAGGCTTCGATTAACATATAATTCCTGAGCCTGGCTTTCAAAAATAAATCCTGTTTATTGTTGTTGGAGGTTTTGGTTAGTTCTTGCTCCACCCCACTTCTCATGGCTGAAATGTATTCTTTAATCTTAGTGGTGGTAACTCTACTCTTTTCTAGGGCTTCAATCCATGAGTTGATTGTTTCTCTTTCAACTGCGTTTAGATCCTCGTACTTTAGATTAAATCGCTCTAGTAGATTGTCTATCATGGGTTTATTGTATCATTGGCTGGGTCATTTGACCATTGGGGGGTTGATTGGATGGTTGATTTGGTTGCTGTTCCATTTGTTGTTCCATCATGGCTTGTTGTTGCATCATCATCATTCTCTGCTTTTCCATTTCAATTATCTCGTTGATCTCCTCAGGTTTAAGTTTGGCAAACTCCAGTAATCTTCGTTGATAGATCTCTAGTAACTTAGGATTGCCTGGCATATTGGCTACAACCGCGTTTAATAACTGTAACTCCTCGCTATCCTTGGCATCCTTCTCTTCCTGACTCCACACCTTAACCTGATATCCTGATTCTGTCATCCAGTCTTTAGGTTCTATCTCTCTACCGTATATGTGGTCGGTGTTTCTGCCTTTCTTATAAATCTTGACTGAATCTAATTTGTCGTGAGCCGCTTCTATCATTTTAAGGAACTTGTGTCCTCTCTCCTGCCAAGCTGGTGTGTAGAACTTACTCATACCCTTAATTCGCTCTTTAGCTTCACCTAGTGCCAGTTGTACTTCTCCTAGTGTGATGTTTCGTTCTGTGATATTCCCCTGTTGAGTGGCGGTAGCTCCTGAGGCTTTCTCTGCTAGTTCAATCACAAACTGCATTTCGTCTAATGACTCTGATAGGTCGGGAATGTCAACCTTTTGGAATACGTCTTGTGGCTTACCTGGAATCCCATACCATCCCCAAGGAACGGGATTAAATGTTTGAGGGGCAAAATCACCCTCGCCTGCGCTGGTGTCGTAGTAGTGCATACCAAAACTTCTCAGAGTTCTGTTCTCTACTAACTGACTAAACCAGGAATTTACTATTTTGTTTGGGGTTCTGATTATATCGGCTATACCATCACTCCAGAAGTCTTGTCGCTCTAAATCATCTGCCCATGTGTTATAAGGTAAATGGTCTCTCCAGTAATTGTCCTTAGTTGTGCCGATAACCTCTTCTAATTTCTTTTTCATTAAGATCACTTGGTTTTCAGCTTCAACATACATCCAAAACTGCTCTCCATCGCCTTCATCCCTTCTAATAAAGTGCAGGGTCAATTCTACGTATGTTTCTCCCAATACTGGGTCTTGGGCATCGTCTAAGCCTAGATCACTCATTTTACGGCTCTTCTCAGTCAACATTTGCTCGTTATCAGCGTTTTTAATTATTCCTTCCTCACTTCTAAAATACTCTGTTAGTTTCTTAACCTCTTCTTTATCGTAGTCTTCGTTGGCTTTTATAACCGCCAGTGGGGTGAAAATGTGGGTGTGGATTAAGAACCGTGCTGAGTCTAAGTTTGAAGGGTCGGTGTACCTATCTACCAAAATATCGTGAGGGTCTTGGACGGTAAATACTATCCTACCGTCTATTACTTGAATCTGTATAAATGATCTACCAAACATAAAGACTTGTTTTTTATCCACAATGTCCATCTCTGGTAGGCTGTTTTGCTCTGCGGTTACATTCCAATACTCATTCTCGAATACTTCAGACTCTTCATTGTTGTCTAAGTTCTCAAAGTAAAGTACGGGTAGGTCATCAACGTCTTTTAGCAGAGTCTTGATCGCCTGTTTCATTAAGGGAATGTTGACCGATTGACGCTGGGTTAAGCGGTTTATAGTTACTTTATCTCTATAAAGAGTGTAATTCTCCAGCCAATCATCTTGTCTTCGTTCACGATAGTTGTACCCAGACTGCTTGTTTAGTTTAAGCATCCTGAGTTCCTGGTTCTCTTGCTCTATGCTGTCGATTTGAGTTTCTGCCATAATTTAAGATTATAGTATGTTCTTAACCAAAGGCAACTATGCTGGCATATTATCATAGAAAGGTTTAACTCCCCCAGGATCGCTGTTGGGCTGAGGACGCTGCTTTTTGAAAGCTACTCCCATTGTTCTTAGGGCATCTGCTCCGTGTGAAGCCCAGTTGTGAAGTGGTTGTTTTCGGTAGACCATGTTCTTTTCATCCCAGTCTTTCTTGTAGTTTTTTAGTGCTTGTAGTCCTCGGTTGCACTTAGTTTTATCAATCCAGAACTGATTGAATATAGCGCGTACGGCATTGATCCCATCCTCAATCTTTAACTTAGGAGCTACTATAAAATTGATTCCTAGTTTCTTAGCGGACTCTAATCGGCTTTTCCCACTACCAAGCTCCCTCACCCCTATATCAAATGGGGCATAATGTTTACCATAGACGTACTTTCTCTCCTGTAGAACCGTTGCATAGTGTCCAAGTCCCTCACCAGAGTTTTCATAATAGTCTATAAAGTGAATCTCCTGTCCTACCACCTGAAAGAACCAAACCGTTGTAGAATCGTCTACACCAAGATCCCAAGCCGTGTGGACTGGTACAGTTTGGTCATAAGGTACGGTGGTGATTCTACCCTCTTCTTCGGCTTTTTGAACATTAGAACCGTAAAAAGAACCCAATACTGGAGCGTCAAATGAACAGTAATACTCTTGATCTATGTAAGCATTGGCTTCCTCTTCACTCCTACCCTCAGCTTCAAACCGCATGATTGTATCTTCTTTAATAGACTTCATTTGTTCTTCTGAGAAAACTTTGGTGTCGTCTACCGTTAGCGTCTGCACCCACCACTTAGGATTGTCTTTAGCATATTCAAACAAGGATCTGGCGTGGTTATTACCCTTGGGGGTGGTATTAAATACCGCTATGCCATCATTCTCTCTCAATATTGGCTCTATAACATCCCAAGTATAAGGATCGTGTTCTGCCCACTCAGAGAATACTGCTAGTCGGGGATTTCCACCTCTTAATGAATCAGGATCATTAGCGCCCGCCACCTGAAACATTGATGGCGTGTCAGACCCATTCTTAACCTTAATTATCATTCTAGTATCATTGGGTTTGCTGACCCTAATTTCCTTGGGGATGTGATTGATAAACCTGAAACCATCTTTGTCTATCATTTCCCACATATGGCCTCTACCCATGACTGAAGTCGGATATACATATTTAGCTTGGGAGGCGTCTCTAACCAGTCTTCTTGGGACTACATCAGCTATGTTGGTCTTATCTTTACCACTCCGCCTATGCCATATCTGATAAAAGAATCTAATGGGACTTTCCCCATTGATAGAGGCCTCTACCTGTTTGAGAAAAGGAATTTGATAATCCCTAGCTTTGAAGTTATAGGGAATTAGGAAATCATAATCGTTATTCGACATCTTTGTAACTAACTATACCCATTTTTAATGGTTCACCACCGCTTGTAAGATCTGTGGTCTGTTTCGGCATACCATCAATATAATTCCAGATGTTCTTAATCATATGTTGGTCGCCGTTGTCTATCGCCTGTTTGAATATCTTGTTTATAAGAAGTTCTAGGTAAGTTGCTTTCTGGTCTGGGTGTACTTCTTCTAGTTTCTTTTTAATCTCGGTTGTAATTGAAATACCAGATCCAGGTGGCCTGCCATTCCTATTTATCCTGGGATCGCCTTTAACAAAAGGGATAAGTCCTGGCCTCAGTTTCTTCTCTGTTTTTTTAGAGTCTGCCATATATCTATTATACTCCTCGTTTCTTTTCTTGTTTATTGGCTGGTAATGTAATGATTTTAACGTCTGCGATATGACCACCTCTCATAATAAAAAAAGTCCCTTGATAGATGTTTCTCGTGTTTATAACCATATCTGTTTTAGTTTCATGGTTCAACTTTTGTTGGATGTCTACTACTAAACATCTTATTACTATAATCAGCTATTGTTTTTTGAATCTCGTTAAATAAGGTGTAATCGGATTTTCTTGGTCTACCCCTACCACGATACTTAAATCGGTTTAGAACTTTCATCTCAAAGATACTCTTAGAATACAGACTCATATTCTCCCTTCTAATAATTGGCTTGGTGGGAGGGGCAAATGAGGACAGTAGGCTCTGTCCAGTTGGTCTGACTCGCTAACCAATCTTGCTAACGCCTCTCGCCTTTTGTTTTAACCAAATGTCCCTCTTATCTAACCAACTATTTTAGTCCTTTCCTATCAATGACTTCATGCATTCTTTTTGCGGCTTTTGTCCTTAGCATTGGGATAACTCTAATTTTGGGTGATTCCATCCTTTTCAATAAATCGTCTGACTCAATCTGTTTTTGTTTCATATCATTTAATAATTGCCACCTTGGGAATGGTCATAATTGCGTCAAAACACCTCTCATCTCTAGCGTAGGACTGTAGGATAGTGATTGACTCTTTATTCTCGCTGTAGAAGTAACCGACTGACTTAATAACTAAATCCTTGGGTATATCCACCTCTGTTTGCCAGCCGTCTGAGTGGGAGCTATCAAACCATTCAAGCTCAATAATGTCGTACTTTTTGTGTTTCATCTAACCAACTATTCTATTTTAGTCCTTTATTACTACCTGTTAATCTTTTCTCCCCTAGTTTCCTAGAGGGCAAAAGACTATTTACCTATAACTTCTAACTGGTTTGCTATATCTTTCAAAGACATTGTAATTTCTTTAATTCTGTTCCTGGCATAGGTTAGCTTGTCTGCTGGTGTAGGCTCTTTGTCTTCCCTCAACTCAGCAGGTCTTTCCCCATAAACCAAGACATTTAATCTACCGCATACTATTTCTAATTCTCTGATTTCAGACAAAAGTGTTGATCCGCTTTTTTCTGCTACTTCGTCATTCATTGTCTTTCACCCCCTTTCATTTATTACCTCTAATATCATCCATCCTATCTCTGGTTGCCATTGATTGTAACCATAGACGACAAAACCTCTTTAACATAGTTAACTTCCTCATCTTGGAACTTATATCGAAGTTTGTCATTAAGCTCCAAAAACATTTTACATAATTCTATTTTGTCTTTTTCCCAGAGTCCACTGTTCCACGATCTCTTAAATACGGGGTGGCCAAGAAACGAGAGCATCATACCGCCAAAAGCCGATCCATCAAGGGTACTAATCTCAATAGTGTTTTTATTTGCTTTAGCTTTCTTTTTCATCTTCTCTCTTTACCTCTCCCTAAATAAGTCCTAAAAACTTAAATATAACTATAATTACGATTATCGTTATTATTAAACCCATAATACCTCCTGCTAATTATTATTTAATAACCTTGTTCAGCTTCGCCAGCTTCCGCTTCTGCCTGACCCTGTGCGTCCATTTCAGCTTCATGTTGAGCCTGTTGTTCTTCTTGCATTTGAGCCTCATATTCTGCTCGGTCTTTTTCTTCTTGCTCGTAAGCTCCAGGGTCTTCGTCATATTTAGCCTGTTCCTCGTTTATCCGTCTGATCCCCCCTGCTGTATTGGGCGTATTTAAATGTTGTGGTCTGCTCATTCTATTTCTCCTTTAATTTATATTTTACGCTTTTCCCTTTGGTTGGGATATTTTATCTCCGTTAGCTATAACCATATAGGCGTTCCACAATCTGTCGCCATTCTCATCTTCAACATCATAGTTTCTATCACAGTCAATGTTTTCGGGACTTAAATCTTCAACAACAGTTACCACAGTTCCCTTTTCTTGTGATGGGGTTATCATCTTGGCAACAAATCTATCTCCAAAATAAACATCATTACCGTTTTTGTCCTTTATGTTAATACAGGCGTTCATCTAATCCTCCTCATTATTCTCTCAACTGCCTCTTTAGCTTCTTGCCAGGATTCTTTGATTAGGGTTAGTAGGGTTTTCCTTGGTGGTTTCTCTAAACTACGATATAGATTGTTTAGACCTTTTGGGGGTCCCCATGTTCCAATCCAACTTGCTGTCATTCTTCATCCTCCCTTTTCATTTCTTGTTTAATCTCGCTGGCTTCGGCTTGGATAATAGCGTCTTGTTCTGATTGTTCAAACACGTACGAATAAGCCTCGTCTATTAGTTTTTCGAGGGATGTGTTTGTGAAGTAGGGATGGTGGTTTTTTGTAGAGAGGGGTGAGTCACTTTTATAAGAATAAATCTCCCAACCGTAAGGATGATGGTCAAATCCCAAAGACCCATCACAAGCCTCATTCAGTTTCTCTATTTTTTGTAGTGTTGTCATTTCCCCTCCATTGTTCTATTTATTGCTTTTATTACTTCTTGTTTTCTAACAGTTCTGACAACGCTGACATTCTTCCCTCAATGTATGCTTGTTCCAAGCTAAGTTTAATGTAGCGGATCTTTTCGTTAATACCACCGCCTCCAAGGTCTATTATCTCGTTTATTAGCTTGTCTATTACTTTATTCATTTTAATTTTCTATAACAATTTTTTTTCCTTCTTTTATTTTTTTGAGTAGCTTAAAAAGATATATGCCATGTTTTTCTTCTGGTGAGTGATAATATCTATCCGCATATATAAAGAGTGCTTGTTCTATATTTTCCCGTTCAATTCTATTTAGCGATTTATTTTTCATAACTCAAGTCTAATCCTTTGGTCATTGGTTGTCAAGGGTCACTTTACCTTCTTTAACTGTACATAGAAGGTGTGGTTGAGTGCATCGTCCGCTCCTAGTATTGCCTCCCTTAGATAGCCTTGGTTTAATAGGCCGAACAGGGCATTTTTTACCGCGTACTGGCTAACTCCTATTTCCTTCATGGCAATAACTATTTCTTTTCTGGGGATGGGTCGTTTCTGTTGTCTTGCCCAAGTATCGACAAACCTCATAATCTCTACTTGTAGGCTACTGATTGTCTGTAAATCGACATAATCGGTCATTTTTTGCCCAAGGCTTCTCTCATCTTGTTTTCTTTTTCTGTAGATTCAGGGGTCATGACTGCTCGAACAATGATGGTATCATGTTTGTCTTTAACCTTTTCAACAATGATAACTTCGGGAACGAAACCAAATTGGTTCTTCAAATGTATTGCTTTATAGAATCTACCGTTTTTGTCTTTTAACTTAAAAGGTGGGGTGTTTTTGACCCTGACCTCTGTGTTTTTTTTTGGTATACCGTTATTCATATTTCCTTACATAAAATAATCCTGCTTCGTGGGCTTTTTTAGGATTCATGTGTACCCATCTGTGACAGTCGTTACATAAACTTATTCCATTATCTACTTCTAGTTTCAATTCTGGATACCTGCTTTTAGGTTTTTTATGATGTGGTTCTACGGATTCGTAATATCTGAAACACCGCTTGCAGGTATAATTATCCCTTTCTTTAACCTGTTTGCTCCAGTCTTTCGGGTTTTTGGCTAACATAGGACTCCAAAGCTATCTTTGCGTATTTTTTGGCAGTGTTGTAAGAGGAGATAGGGAAGTGAAGGAAAATCTTTTTAGATAAATGTTCTTTATCGGTTATCCCCGACTTTATCCACTTATCCACAATAACTAAATCTTTGTCGTTTAATGCTTTTGTTATTCGTCCTAATTTGTTTCTCACTCTCATATATTAACTCTATCCCTTTGGTCATTAGTTGTCAAATGGAAGCTGCTCAACCTCTTCTCTAAAAACGAAAGTTCCCTTGCTTTTTTGCTTTCTTCGTCTTTCTCGGGTTATACCAGCTCTTGCTTCTAGATGTGGGTGAAGTTCCTGGACTTTCCTTCTAGCTCTAGTTATAGATTCGGATGATGTGGCTTTGGCGAATTGTTCCCAAGTTATAAACCCGTTGGAGGTAAGACCCTTCCTATTCCAAACAGTCCATATCAGTCGCTTGTCGCTATCCCTGCAATCGGGCTTCTCTTCTAATATATCTTTGACTAAATCGTAAATCTTCATTCTAGCTTAGTTTTCACTACGTTAATAAATTTCTCCATTTGGGTTCTGTAAAAGTCATTAAAGTCGCCATCTGATCCCTGTTGTTGCCAGTAAACATACAAAACACTTCTTATTCTCTGAGAAGGGGTTTTAGTCTCTATCTCTTTATCTATTTTGTACTCCTCGGTGGGTTCGTCTAATGGTTCTAGCGTGACTGTCAGGTTGACACTTTGCAGTTCCATGAACTCTGCTTTTTCCTGGCTTGTTAGCTCTGGGGTATTTAATGTTATCCCCAAAGACCTATCAACCTTAGCTCTGAGTCCCGTCATAATTGCTTGGGTTTTAATTGTTTTCATCTTGTTCCTGTTCAAATTGATTCCACTCTATCTCCATTCTTTCGTCTAGCTCTTCTTGGGACTCCTCTTCTCTAGTTGCTTTCATTCTTTTTCTCCCTTAGTTTTTTAATAAGAAAATCCGCCCTATATCCTGGTAGATCTTCTACTTTGGCTACTCCTGCTTTTTCTAGAAATTCCTCTAGCTTATCCTCTGTCTCTGTTTCTTTGACCAGCTTTTTAACCTCCAAAACTTTATAATTGTTAATCCGATCCATCGCCTTCTCTCCATCATCGTCTTCGTCTGCCATGCAAAGGATAGACTTCAAAGAATAGCGCCTGGCATAGGTGATAGCTGATCCCCTAGCTTGTGGGTCGTTGCTCTTAACCTCTGATATGCTCATTTTTGACTCTAGCTTCTCACCGCTTACGTGAAGTAGTGTCGTACACACATAAACCCCTTCTGAGTCACTCTGAATCGGCTGGAGAACGATTATATTGTGCTTGTTTAATATTTCCTTACAAGACTTTATAGATTCCGTTAGAGTTGTGTAGCTGGACTTGAAATAAGGATTCTCACCAGTTTTCTCTACGTCCTTGATCTCTTTCTGGACTTCTAATAACTCTCCTATAAAATCTAGCGGCTTAACTTTCTTGGTATCACTCATATTATCTCCGATCCATAATTAGTATCTTCTACGTCCTCTGGATTTGGTAATGGGACTTCATATTCGTCTCTTATCTGTTCGTCTACATCACCTTGGATGTGGTCTAGCTGCACTTCCCTCATAGTGGGTTCTTTGAAGATCGCATTTCTAATTTCTTTAGCAACCTCTAATTCAAACTCCTGAATATGGTTCATATTCCCTTTCGTTTAATTTATATTACCCCGAGTGTATACCATTGGTCATTGGTTGTCAAGCACCAATTTATTTCGTTTATAATTCTAACCTAGGGAAATAACCTATTATCCGTAAAGTATCGCCTACGGCTCTTTTCTAGTTGTCCCTTCTCCTTTTTCTCCTTGCCTGATAGCTATTGCTCCCCTGCTAAAAAGTAGCAGTCTTGGGTCGCTTTCAGTATAAGTGTCAAAGTGTCCAGGTCTTAGGTAAAACCCCTCTTATTGCTCACCAGTGGTGGGGGTAGCCTATCCTAAGTGGCTCTGCGTTTAGAGTTATTAGCTCAAAGTGGGGGGTAAGCGCCTGCCCGACCACTTACCACACCCTTTCAGCTAACAAAAAACGGGATCAAAGGCTTTCATATCTTTTTTTAGCTTTATCAAATTCTTCTTTTAGGACAGATTCGTTGTTCTCGTAAAACTTGATCCTATTTTTCTGATGTATTGGATGTACGTTCTGTATAAGCATTTCTGCTCTATATTTTGCGTGAAAGTCTTTGAATTGCTCCCAATCTGGGTGACTACCATTCTCAACAATATATTTGTGTATTATTGCTTTCATTCCTATAATTATCGAGTTAGATGGTGTCATAAAAAAACCGCTTTGTTCGGTAAGCTTCTAACAGCTTTTGGTAAGTCGTAACTCACCAAACAAAACGGTCTTACTGTTAGATTTTACCCCGCTTACCGTAGGGATGCCTCATTTGAGGACACTTATATTTATACTCCACTTTCGGGACTTTTGTCAATACCATCTTCCACCGCACAATTTACTAACCCACATATCCCACCAAATATAACCACACCCAATACTGCTAGTCTAAACCATTTGGCTAGTCTTAAAGCGTCTAGTGCCATGTCGTATTCTTTACCTATCATTCTCCCTCCAGTTTGTTAAAAATCTCACCACTCTCCTCTAAATACCAATGTAAAAATCCTTGGGGGTGAGCATACCACCTTACAGGGTCAGTACCAAAACTTATCCAGTTTGCTATCTGATTAGCTCTGGTTGCCAGTCCACTTAAGCATTGATGGCAACTACACTTTCTCTCTCCATGCATGAAACTTTGTATTTCCTCGTAAACCTCATTTAACTCATCCTCTGCCATCCACTCAAAGTTTTTCTCTATTGCCCAGAACAGATCGGACAAGTCGGCTTCTTTTTTCATCTTTCACCAATTACTCGAGGAAAGATAGCCTCTAACCAAAGAGCAACAGTTAAGAATTGCCCCACGCCTCTTACTTCCTGGGGGAATTGATCGCTAAAAAACAACTCAGTCATGAACATAGCCCCAGCCCACTCTGTAGCCTCGCTTAATGCCTCTCTACCCAGGATAGCCAGGGGCGGTATACCCCTACCCTCTCTATAGCTTCTAAACATCAAACTACCAGCCCCGTAGACCCCACCAATCATTCCCATGCCGATTATGTTCTCAGGGTTAGCCATTTCTCATCCTTTCATTGGCTCTAACTATATCAAGGTCGGTTTCTACAGCGTGTTCACTCATGGATAGGTGTAGGGCAACCCCAAACATTTCTAAAGACTTCTGGCTACCCCAACCCTTTTTAGCCAGCCAGCCATCTGTAGCTTTGTATGGTCCAAGTGCGATGTAAGTTACTTCCTGGGGCATACCCAGCTCATGAGTAAAAGAGGTTGATACCCCTTTCTGGTGGTTGTGTCCTGAGAATATTACATCAGATCCGTGCATTGACCCAAACCTAGCGGCTCTCATTTGGGGATGTGTTTTGTTGTAGATAGAGTGTCCTGGTAATTGGTGCGCTCCTGATACGTTGTACTTTTGTTTGCCTACTAACATCTCAAAGTAGGTCGGTCCTGTACTAACCGATATCCCCTGATTTCTTATCTCTCCATAGATATCATAACCAGCTTTTTGAAGCCACCCCTCATGGTCGCCCATAATAGCGTGGAGTAACTTACCATAATCCATCATGTGCTTGAAAACTGAGCGGGCAAAGCCTATTTGTTGTGGAGTCTGCTCCATCTGCTCAAACTGACCTGGGTTCCAGTTCATGTTGTCGATAACATCCCCAGCCAGAATAACAAATGAATTAGCGGTCGCTGTAATAGCGTTTATCTCATCCTCTATCCGCTTGTACTCGGTAGTGGAGTGACCCACATGCCAGTCTGATATTAAATTAAGAAGTGCGGGAGTAGTAAACTGAAACTTAAATCTATCCTGGGGTTTTCTTACTTCATTCTGTCGTCTCTGAAAGCGTTTCGACCAGTCCTTATAAGTCCTCTCTCTACGGGGAGGAGTTTTTCTTACAAAGTCTTTCCAGCCATCATTCTCCAACTTCCTCATTTTGAGCCTCCGAGTATTTTACTAATAACCATTCCAAATAGTCCATATCAGTTTTACTCTCCTCCCACTCTTTAATCTCCTCTAATTCCTTTTCCCAGCGTATCTGCCATTTACTTTTCTCGGGGTTCATAAACCCACCAATCCTTTTTATTCACCCGAGGGCTGTATATCAAGCCCCAAAGCACGCCCCAATCTATCTCCATCTTTTTCCCCCACCTCGGGGAAAGTTGACAACCATGAGTAGAAAGTTAGTGCATCGGTAATAATACCCTCTTGCACTAACCTAGAGTATTCCTTTTGCATTTCTATCAGGTAGTCAACCCGTTCTTTGTTCATCACTTATCAAGCCAAAGCATTACAATTCCGATTAAAGCTAGAACTGCCGCTACAATATCTCCAGCAGGAACACCCAAAATAGGTGCTACTAAGCTGATTGCTATAGCTGTCCATAAAAGTTTCAAACCCATATCAATTCACCACCTTTTAATTTATTTTAGTACCTTCTACAAATTTATTCTCACTTGTGAATTTAGTTATCAGGTCTGTGGATGTATTGATTACATACAGTGCGATAGCTCCTGTAATGGCTGGAGTAGGCCACAACATCCACGAATGGAACTCATTATTGTTTAATGAGATAACAGCCGATACAGACCCCAAATAAATCGTTAGAAGTGGTAAAAAGAATTTAGCGGTATTTGCTAACCACTTAACTGTTTTTTGCTTGTTAAGAGTATTGGGTGGCGAAGTTGTCACCTTCTCCATTTTTGTTGTGTCGTCACTCATACTACCTCCCAATTAACCACTGAAACTTCTGCCACATGGACATACCCTCAGTGGGGTCTTTTAATTTTAACTGTTCTTTTAGACTAGTGTTCTCAGCCTCCAAAACAGCCAACTGCTTGAGTAAAGGCTCACTTGCCAGCTTACAATCACCAAGCTCATTAGTTGCCTCCCGAAGTTGTGCCACCAACTCTGCGTTATCGTTTTCAAGTTGTGTGACCTTGCTCGAGAAAATGGCATTGTCCTGAGTAAGTGTTGCGTTGCTTTTAGACAAGCTTTCAATCTTGCTAGACTGCTCTGCAATCGTGTCCTGGGGGTTATTGTCATAAGTTGCCAATATCTGGCCTTTGTGTACTAATTGAAACCCCTCCTCCTGTTGGGGTGGCACGTAACTTGCCCATTTAATAATGAAAGGAATCGGATCTTCCCACCAATCGTTTAACTGAGCGGTGGTTTTAGCAATGGTATCTAGTTTTTGAGGTAGGGTAGCAGGGTCAACCTTAAAGATAGAAAAGTGTAGGTGTGCAAACCACGTTCCCGACTTGCCTATCTCGGATAGCTTCTCACCCTCTGGGAAATGGGATTTATCTTTTATAGGGGAATCGGTTTTAACATGAGTACAATGCACCCACCTAACACCCCAAGCACCTGTTATTTTATAAGCAAAGTGTATTCCAAAACCTGTAGTGGGATGGGTATTGAAGTGATAGTATTCCTTATCCCCCTCAGCTATAGCATAGATGGGTTGACCCAGGTCGGTGTCGCCACCAGTCTTAATGTTAATATCGGCTCCCTCGTGAAACCCGTAGGTAGTAGGATTGCCAAAGCCTTGAGCTATGTACCAATACTTCTCGAAGTCCTCTTTAGTGCCTGTGCCTACTGGAAATCTCATTCCTGACTCCTTTTAACTACCCATACAAAAAGTATGATTAGTGATATTATTATAACCTTTATTGCTGTTTCAGTCATTTCTACCACTCATAACCCACACATAAAGTAGGACTAAACTAATAATTAGTATTATAAACTTCTCGAATTCCGACATAGTTCATGCTTTACCTGTAATTTTTTGCCAAGCCCAAGTAAATATTGCAGAGGCTACAAAAGTGACAACTGACATGATACCCAAAGCCTTCCCTCTAAAATCCTCTAATATGTCTACCCGACTTTCAACCTTTTGCATCCTAGCATCAATCTTATCTTCAACTCTTTGGACTACTTGGTAGATATCTTTCAGCGTCACGTTGCTCATCGGTGTATAAAGTAATTTATTATTGTACCTAAAACCTCAACCGATATAATTATAAAAACAAAGTGCTTAAATTGTTTTGCCACTATTATGTCATTCTCGGTTTTGGCATCCATCTTACCCTCTAGGATAAGGACTTTCTCCCACAATTCTTTTAGGCTAATTCTTTTCATTTTTACCCTCCCTTACTCCCTCGGCTCTACTAATAATCTTTTCTGATTGTAACAGTTGGTCTAGTCTTGAGTTTAGGGATAGGTGGACTTCTCGAACATCCTTTTTTATGCTTTTGAAAGCTACATAAGCCGTCAGTGTAGGTGGGATTGCAGCAATTATGGCAGCGATTATAATTGTGTCGTTATTCATAGTTAAATTAAACCTTAAATTACTGTACATAGGCAATTAGAGGTTTATCGCTCTAAATTCAAGATCAAATCTACCCTTTCTCCTTCTTGCCGCATCCATGTCACCAGCATAAAAGTCTATATTAAACATTCCTGGTTTGTCGTAGCGCAGGTGCATGGTGTCGTCTATTCTAAATATGCCATCTCCATAAGGGGTCTTAACGTCCTCAAAACCCTTAATTTTAACGTAGATAATTTTCCCTTTTTTTAACTCATCGTGGTACATTCTGTTACCAAAAGCTATCGAACCAGATTTAATTTTTCTGCCATAAGCTCCAGTCCCATCTGTTCCAGGTCTAGTTTCTGCTGGGTTTTTGGGATTGTAATAAGATCCTTCACCACCCCTGTATAGTATTTCTCCAAAAATTACTTTCTCTCCCTCTATTCCAATCACCCTTTCGTACCATTCTGGGTCTTCCTCTCTTATTTTAGCGGCTACTTCCAGCCACCTATTTCTCTCCTCTTCACTCCTAGCAGTACCCTTAACCCCATCACTAGCGAAAGCCTGTTTAATCTTAAATGGATTCTCTATTTTCAGGCTTTTTAGTTTTTTAATAATCTGATCCATTACTTTCTTCTCTTCTTTGTACTCCTGGGTTTCTTTGCCCTTTTCATACTTAAATCCGTACTCTTCCAAAACACCGCTTTGGATTTCAGACTTTCCTTTTGTTATTAGATCGGACTTAGACTCCTCACTTAAACTTTCGTATTCTTTTGTACTGGTTACTTCACTTACCCATTCGTTATATCTTTTATTAAATGTTTCGTTTGCCTTTTCAAACTCTTTATTGCCCACCACCTCTTTGAATTGCAAAAGGGTTTTGCTGGTGCTTTTTTTCCAATTAGATTGTGGGGAGTAGGTATTAGTCCCGATTCCCAGTGCATCTGCCATCATAACTAAAAGTATATTGGCGTGATCTGTTTCTCTAAGGGTTTCAAAAGTGTTAGCAATCGGCAAGGGAATAAATAGGTTCTTTAACACACTAAGGCTAGTTATTTCGTTTCCGTTGAAGTCCTCGCCTTTTAACAGGTCTTTTATAACTGCGGACACTGGTGCTAGTTTGTTTCCTAGAAAGTCCACTACAACATCAAAGCCCGTTTGAGAGAAAAAGTCCCCAGAGTTTAGTTTAGTTACCTTATTAGTAGTGCTACTTTTGGTAGATCTTGTTATTAGTCTAGTTACTAGGGTAACAATAGATGCCATCCCACCCGACACATCAAATCTGGTATTACCAACCTTTATTTTTCCAAAGTTAGCACTTCTTGGATCAGAATCAACACTATCATCATCAATAGCGTTGGCTATGGCTAGGATAGCGGCAGTCCCCATTATAACTCTCAAGGTGTTTATAGCAGACTGTTTTCTGGCAAATTTACTAAAGTCTTTATCTAAATAATGTAAAATCAGAGTGTCTATGTCGGCTTTCATCTTTCTTGGAGACCAGAATATACTGTTAAATGCGTCAGCCGCAGGTTCAGCTCTACCTAAGCTACCCCTACCTGTTAAAGAATTGACCATTTTACCAATGCTTCTTAGTTCTCTTTGATCTAGGTCTACTCCAGAAGCCTCAGCGATATTCAAATATAGATCGGCTATGTCTGCTCTCTGTTTATAAACAAAGGCAGTAAATGCGTTTTCACTAGCTTTGTAAAGTTTACTCACTACAGGGATTTTCTCTGGAAAAGAAACGGGGAATTCTTCCTCAATAGTTCCCAAAGCTAACTGCATTTTCTTATATCTACCATTTATTGCATTTTGTCTTGATATCAAGTCGGCATTTAACTCATCCATAACTGTATCTTTGCCAAATGTATTCCAAATGTTTTTGAAAGATTGTTTAGCATTTCTAGTCCAAACTCTAGGATGAGTCCAAAGGGTTTTCCATCCCTGTCTAAATATGGCGGAATTGTCCATTGAGGCTCTTATAGCTTTTGAACTACCCGCTATGGTTTTTATTGATCCAACTGGGTCTTTTATGGCCTCTTTTAGGGTTTTTCTCTCCGCCAATAGTTTTAGATTTTTAACGTAGTTTGTTAGACCAATTTTAGCTCTACCATAAGACAGTCTCTCTTCAACCGTATTAAATGTTCCATCTTCCTTGGCTTTTAACCTTCTCTCTTGAATTATTTTTGACATATCGGCTAGATTCTTAGCCTCTGACTGGGTTACATCTACCCCTAGTCTGGTTGAAGCCAAGTCTCTGTAAAATTGGTCATCTTTGGGGTCTAGAACCTTCTCCAGTCTTTCAATCTTGGCAAAAATATCTCTCTTAACTTCTGGTTTTATGCCCAAAACCCTCTTTGCCCAGGTCTCCATGCCTTGTTGCTGGTTTTTAAGAAGCAGTTTACTTTCAAATAAAGCGTTGACCTGCTTTGCGTTCTCTTCGCTTATGTACTTTGAAAAAAGATCTCTTCTGGCTTCACTGGTCATTTCAGCCAATTTCAAGGGGTGCATTTTTCCATTGTTATTTACACCATCTCTCAAGGCTATTCTAAACTTTCTTGCTTCTGATTTAACTAAACACCAGGCCACGATAACAACCTTTCTTTCTTAACATTCTATACTATTTATAAAGTTACCCCACGCTCCCTTAGTAGGAGGTTTGACACTTCTTTTAATATTAGCGGTTTCTTCATCTATCAGTTTATCTATGGGCTTACCGCGTTTTCTTTCGATTGCGTCTTGTCTGGCTCTGGTTACTTCTCTAATTCTAACTATAGCTGAGTCAGGATCACGCTCTCCAAGAGTTCTAATTCTTTGACCCATAGCAGTAGCTTCTGTGGTGAGTTCAGAGTTAGAAAGCTCTCTTAGCAAATTTACGTTTCCCTCTGCTAGCGCCTTGTCCTCAAGCGCTATCAAAACACTCTCGGGTAGTAATCCAGATGGGGGATTCACTTCTCCAAGCGATATCCGCCTAGCTTTATCCGCGTCTTTATTGACCAATTCGACTGCTCTTTTAGCCTGATCTTTCATACTGACTCTTCGGTATTGTGGAAGGTCGCCAAAGTCTGCCGTTAGTTGTTTTTCTATTGCTTTTGCTTCTATGCCTATCGCTAGCTTGCTGGTTTTCTTCGCACCTCTTCCTACTGGCTTCAAAACCTTTTTAGCGCCTTGGACAATGTTTTTTATCTCGTTTATCTGAGTAGTACCCAAAGACGGTTTGTTTATTCCTTTTACCCCTTCTTTTATCTGTTCAAGAGACTCCCTTGCATTTCTTAGATCAGCTAAGGCGTTTTCCAGTTTATCAAGTTCTTTTATCACTTCTGGGGGCGCGGCTAATTTAGCTTGTTTCAAAACAGACTCTCTTTGGGCATAAGCCTTTTTATAATTACCAGATCCGCCGTCAAACCCGATAAGCTCATCTATCTGTTTTTCCAGTTTTCCTATTTCACCTCTATATGGAGTTCTGCTAATTTTTTCTAGGTTTTTCTGACCAGACTGTATTTGTTCGAAAGTAGGCTTTGGTGTGGGAATGTCCTCATAAATACTTTTAGCGGCCTCTACGTCTCCAGATTTTAGGGCTTCGGATACTAGGATCATTTGCTCTCTGCTCTCTTTGGACATCGTTTTCAGGTCAAACCCTTGTTCTTCTGTGGTAACTTCCCCTACTCCCTTAGGTGGTTGGGTTTCAAACTGTTTCCCACTTGCCTTGAAATCAGGTGCTTCACCTTTAACCCTGGCTTTTATTTCAGGTGTTATTTCTATGCCTTGTTGAGTGGTTGTTTTTTGGGTAATGTCGAAGGACTCTAATGCCTCTACAGCATAATATCGTTTCTGAGTCCCTGTAGTAATAGCTTTATACGTCCCATCTGCAACCAGGGCAGTTCCTACAGAATCTACTGAGCGTAACTTATCTTTCGGCAGTGCCTTAAACTTACCATCCCCAAGAACTTCGGTGATGATATATTCGCCAGCACCAGATCTATGAACCACAAGACCAACTTTTAGGTCGCCTTGAGATAAAACTCCCCCAACGTCTCTCCCGCTTTGTTGAATAAATCTAGTTTGACCCTTCTCTATCGGCAAACCCAAGTCCAACACTTCCACCTTCCCACCAGTCAGATCTTTAACTATATTTGGGATCTGTTTGTCGTAAAGGTTACTTGCCCACTCACCACCAAACTTTAGTCCTTCGCCAGACAGAGTTCCGCTTTTCTTTTCCATTATCTTGTCGGCTAGACCTTTTCCAAGGACTTCGTCTAGTTTTTTACCAATCCATGCTTCAGGAGTTCCTGCACCAGCAGTATAAATTGTGCCATCTTCTTTGGTTTGAAATTCAATAGTTCTACTACCTTCTTTTGGCTGAATTTTTACCACTCGGTTTGTTTTACTTCCAGTCCAGTCCACACTCTCAACCTGTGTAGCCAAGTTATACCTTGCGCTAGTCTGCTCTCCGTTTATCCAAGATAGGTATTTAGCGTCAGAGTTTACTGCTTCTTGTAAGGCACGTTTGATAGTTAGTTCTTGCCATTTTTTAAGAAGGGGATTGAAGGGGATTCCGCTAGTCAATTTTCTCTGTTCATCCCTAATCTGTCCTAACCTTTCGTCTAGTTTAGCTCTTTCCTGATCAGTTGCACCCTCTGCTTTTTGTAGGATTTGTTCCGCTTCTTTTTCCAGTTGCTGTATTTTTGTAGAATCACCAAACCCTTTCTTCCTACCTTCATTCATCCAGTCGCTCTGTATCTCCTCTACAAAAGCAACCTTTTTGTCTTTGTAGGTTCTCTCATTCATGCGGAGGTGGGAGATTACATTTGGATCGTCCCAGTGGGGGGATTTGAAGTTATTTCCATACGCTGTTTTATTTAAGTCGCTTACCTTATTCCATTCATCCATTTTTCCACTTTCCCATAGTTCCCTATGAGTTTTGCCATAAAGTTCTTTTGCAATTTTGTCTGCGTTTGCTTGTCGCGAAGCCCCCTCAAGTTTTGTCGGAGCCTTAATCAATATCTCTTTGTAGTTTTTTCCGCCAGGGAGTTGGAATTGGGAGTAGCGAGTTTGAGACACATTTTGTGTCGTACCAAAAACATCATTGGCCACAGTTTCAGCCCAACTTTCATCATTTGCTAGTTCGGGAAACTTTTTAGTCAATGCACGATAAGCATCTCCATCATTGTTGAGTGTCAGCCATAGGGCTTCATCTGCGTTGCCCTGCCATTCTTTTCCTATCTTCAGCACTTCGGGTATTGCATACTTACTCTTAGTATTTACTTTGTCCAAGTTTTGTCCTAAAACACTCTCCTCCGTTCCCTTCAATTCAGGGGCAAACTCTTTTACTTCTTTTGAGGTAGACTGTCCTTTTATGTTTTGGAATTGGCTTTTGGAAACGATATAAGTTTCCCCGTCTTGCAAGAGGATTTTATTACCCTTCATTTCATAAGGGGTTAAGACTTCACCATCGGGGATCTTTACCTTATTACCATAAACATCAGTAGCAGGTACATCTCGTTTTAGCTTAATGTCAGGGAAGGTTTTCATTATGTCGTCTGCAGTCATTCCTTTTGTGCCACGGAGTATCTCAGCTTCTTTTACCATTGGGTCTGCTTCCTTTGGTGGTTGGGTGGGGACTTCCTTTTTGGTTTCTTTAATGGGTTCTGCCTTTGATAAGGTTTTCTCCATCCGAATCATTCCATTCTCTTCTACAGCACCTTCCATTTGTGTATAACCTTGTTTTTCCCAGAAGCCAACTGATTCTGTAAATGCCGACATCTCAACTTTAGTTACACCTTTTGCAATCAGTTTTTGCTCTAGCTCCGCTACCACCTTAGTTCCTACCCCTTTATTCTGTGCTGATTTATCTAGTTCTATCGCCAGTCCAGCAGTTCCATCTGGTTTTATAGTTGCAACTGCGCTCTTTACCCCTGATTCTTTATTATCAATCTTAATAACTTCACGCTTAGCTTCTTCTTTTATTTCCACAGGCTTATATTCCTTACTAACCATCTCTGCTTGTAAACTTTTACCGTCCTCTGCAACTTTTACTAATATGTTTTGTTCTTCTTGCTTGGCTTGAACTGCCAACTTAACTACTTGTTTACCTTGTTTACTCTTGCCCAAATTATTATCTATTACATAAGTCATGGCCTGATCTGGGGTCATTTCCCTGGTAGTTACAGCCTCGACTAATTGTGTTTCTTCAGGGGTTCTGGTTTCTGGAGATTTTTTTATTGTTTCACTAACTTTTTTCTCCGCTTTTTCAACAACTTTATCTGGTTTACCCATAACCTGAGAGAAAGTTACCTCTGCAAATCCTCCTAAAATAAATCCGACTAAGCCTGCTTCTGTGACGTTTTCAAACAAATCTTTATTCTCGTTATAAGTCATGGCAAGGGCGTTACCTATTATCTCTTGTATAGATTCTGTTATACCCTCCCACCCCGACTGTTGAGCTATAGATACTAAGTTTTTAGATAAACTTCTAGAGAAAGCCTTTTTGAAGTTTTCTTTTGCTCCCTGTTTTAGCAGTCTTCCCATCGGCACATACTCCATCGCTCCTATAAGCACTCCCCCAATTTGAGACAAAGGTAATGCCTGAGAGTCTGTTAGTCCTTGTGATCTTGCCTCTCCATAGACTTCACTAGACCCTAGACCGTAAGAACTAGTAAGACCGACTGTGGTAGCCAAGGAAGGACTCTTGGTTACTGCCAGGACTGCGGCACTCATCCCAAAACTAGTAAACATTTGAGGGAGGTTAAAAGCCGCCATTTCCAACAATCCCTGTAATCCTTTTGAAGGTTCGGTTGTTTCCGAGTATTCTTGTAGTTTGGCTTGTTTTTGAACAGTTCCAGCTTCTCTTAATGATAATGCCTTTTCTTTAACTTTTTCACCCGTTGCTTCTCGTGCTTCCTTGAGAGAGGGAGTGTAAAGTTGTTTTAACGGACTTAATCCTGGGATGTTGGCTACAGCCTGACCGACCCCAGTTGAGAAAAAATTGTCCATCATCTGAGATTGTTTTTGAAAACCGTCTAAAATGATTCCAGAAGCCTCTTTAACAGTCCCTGGAAGGGTTTTTGCTCCACCAACAAAGGCTTGACCCAGTTTTTTCAAGCTAAACCCAGTAAAGTATTCTGTCGCCTTGTTTTTTATGGTGTTTTTTATGACGTTTTTACCTACTTGGATAGCAACATCCTTGAATTGCGGTTGAGGTGTTTGTTTGGGGTAGAAAGTATCGACTAAACTACCACCAACCAGAGACCCTGTTGGAGTGTTAGATTCCTGCTTTGGGAAAAAAGTATCTACTAGGGACATTATTCCCCCTTTGCTTTTTCGTACAGTGCCTTAATTTCTGCTGGGTCTTCATTTGGCTGTGATGCTCCAGTAGCCAAATATGCTTTGTATATTGCTTCAAGTGTCATTGAAGTAGCATACTTAACCACTAATTGTGGAAAAATTCCTTTCCAACCAGTATCACTATTATATGCTTGGGTATTAGCAACGTCGGCTGTAAACTGGGCTGTAGAACTTCCACCTTGAACATTACCGATTATTCCCAAACTCTGTTTGTTTACCATCTCTCCAGTATTACCATCTATAGCCACCGCCCAAACCTCTCCATTTTCAGCAGTGAAAGTTTGTACGCCAACATTCTTGTTTTTAAGGTTGTTGGCTTCTATGGCGCTGTAGATCATACTACTTGGTATGCCTGTACTCATGGTTAATTGGGCAATAGACTCAGGGCTTGCTCCATTTAGCGCCCCTAGTTGCAAAAGGGTATTAAATTGGTCTAGGGATTGTTTGGAGGCTTGTGAGTCTAGGTCAAACTGCTTCAACTGTAAATTAAGTTGCATTTCAACGTCTGCTTTCTTAGTAACCAGATCTTTCTGAATGTTAGCAATACTGGCGTTATACTGTTGTTCTAGTTTGGCTATCCTTCCAACTCTTGTAGCCTCAGATAAAAATGGGTTGTCGTTAATATTAGAAGTAGCTTCTATGTAAGCCTTTTCTTTTGCTGACAAATCTGCTTCTAGGTCTGAAATACCAGCCTTGGAATATAAATCCTGATACAGTGATTGAAGGTTGGGGGTATTGGTCGCTCCAAATCCAGATCCAAAGCTACCCGTTCCTGATGTTCCAGTACCCGTAGTGCCTGCACTACCATATAATTGATTCTGTTTGTTTAGGTAGTCTTGAAATTGTTGTGGGGTAACTCCCTGCTGTGCGGCTGATTGGGCATTGACCTCTGGTGATACGGTTTGACCTGCGCCTACCTGTGGTGATCCAGAGTGAATAGCTCCAGCAGTAGGAGCAAAAGAACCACCATAATACTGAAATCCAGAATACCATCCTAGATCTTTGAATCCGCCTTCTGGTGCTAGCGCCCCACTGGGGTCTTTTAGTGCCATACTAGAACTGTCCTATCTTGTTTTTAACTGCGTCTGCACTGTTTCCGAATAAATCAGGTACATCAAAGAATGGTTGGGTTTTTTCATATTTCCCTTGTTGTTTCTGTATTTTACCCCACGCTACGATTAAAATCTGTTTAGCTTCTGTGCTTCTGAATTGACTGGAGTTTTCGTTTTCGCCTTTTGATTTAAGAATCGCTACGGCTTCTAAAACTATAGCCTCGTTTCCTTCAGGCATAGAGTAAGAAAATATAGTCACATCTCCGTCATTAGATAAGGAATCTGGGACTCTTTGACCCCACACGTGTATATTATTATCCCCGTTGGTAGTAGGTACAGGATAAATAAAAAACCTTCTCTTTTGAGTTGACCATTTCTTAGTGGTGCTACTGGCGTTGTTGGGATCATTCCGCCATTGTAGATAATCATTCCAGTTCATCGGGCTTCCATCTGGTGTTTCGCCGTATTGATCACCGTCCATTTCTACTCTTGCAACACTATCTGATCTCCAAGTTTGGGGATAATCGTAGTATTCTTGTCCCGATTCAGAAGAGGTTTTCTTGGCGTCTTCAAGTTCTGGCCAGTTAAAAAAGGATGAAGATTTAATATAAGCTCTGTTTATAGCTCTTTTTATAATGTTGGGTGTAAAAAGCGAGCTATTAGCATCAACTGTTAGGTCGTCTTGGACTGCTTGTATTAGGTCTGAGAATAGGTTCATAGCTTTATGTTAGTTAAAATAGTTGTTTCAAGGCAAGTTATATGGCATAAATTTTGAAATATAAGTCCTGTACACTTATAATATCGTATGGTGGATCATCGTAAGAAGTTTCGCCCCAGATTTCCCACTCGTCATTCTGTTCATTGTAAGAGACTGCGTCTCCTTGCTGGTAAAATCCTCCAGATGTTTTATACGGTACTGGATATGTGTCATAATCTATCTCATCGAGATCAGCATTGTAAGACACCAAGAAAACATAATATGGACCGTTGTCTTCTCTTTGAGGATTATCCTCATACAAAATAAAGTAATATTTTTGACCTGATAACAGTTTTGTTGTACCTAAAAATTGAAAATTAGTATCTACAAAATATGTCAGTGATATTCCACCACTTAAATATGATGGGGTTTCAAGCTCCGCCGCTTGAAACGAGGTTGTTGAAACTTCTAAGATATTTCCTGGAGTCCCATTATTGTCGTCATATAGTGCCATTTTTAATATATCTGTAGAGTGGTAATCTTTAGCATTAAAATAAGTATTTACTTTAACTGATATTTGATATAGGTAGCCAGAACTAGTTGGTATAAAAGACTGTCCAAATTTGTCTATATCAGTATTAGGATTCGTTCTAAAGAAATGCAAAGACCAAAGATGTGATTTGAATAACTGTGGTTCTTCTGAAAATACCTTGTATTGTGATGAAAATGAGTTCTGGGCAACAATAGTTGATGAATTTATACCACCCAATTGACCAAAACTTCCAAAAGAAAAGTTACCGTTTATTTGTCCATTGATTGTGTTCAAGGCAGAACTGTTTAATTCATTCGCAACTGTCTTATAAGGAAATTGTTGGTCTTTTATAGTTGGTGGTCTAAATACTCCACCGCCAGTTTTTTGTTTACTAGAAAAGTCAAGAGTCCCTGTGTCCCCTGGATATGATATTTCTGAAATAGTTTCTGTTGTGTATTTTTTGTCTGCCATATCAATTAAAGAACATTTCTATTTTATGTACCTCTATATCCTGGTTTCCAATCGGGGTTAAAATCAGTCTAAGTTCAATTACATCAGCATTAGCTCCTATCGAGAATATAGCTTTACTACCACCAACTGTGGTGTAACTAGTTTCCCCATCTACCAGTGCTTGATTCCAATCACCCGTTTTATCTAGCTTATAGTACATCTGTATTGAAGCTCCAGAAGGCAAGGGTTCACAGAAAATCTCTGCATATTTCCAGTTAGTTATATTGATGGGCATTTTAGCTGGAGCTTTCAAATCTAGACTCTCATATGTACCCTGGGCTTTGTTGTTTGGATCATAAGCTAATACCCCATATTCTCCATCAGTTTCATAGCTTGCCAGAATAGTTCCGTTGGCGTTGGTTATTGCTCCAATCTCATCTACATCCATTTTGTACTCTAAGTTCATAACAAATGGGTGGTTTTTGTTTCTTCTTCCGTAGCTGTATATTCCGTTCCTGTCTGTATCAGCGTTCCAAACTCCAAACAGTGCCATATTAGACACCGACTGTTTATCAATCCAACTTAAGGCATCCTGTTCCCACTCAAAAAAGCCTATATCGTCTATTTCATTCGTAACTCCCCCAGGATTTACTTGACCGCCTCCAGGGAATCTTCTTACAGGCACTGTGTTTATCATGTCTGAGAAAAAGATCTCTCCATCCGTACCACGTTGGGCAAGAGGCACTTCAGAGTCTACCGCCCCATTTATTCCTGTATCTGGATCTGAAGCTCTAACCGTACCGATTATGGATCTACCTTTTCTCTCCACAATAGTTTTTGCAATATTACCTGGGATAAGATCTAAGGCTTCATTGGTATACGATTCATCATATCCAACTAGTGCTAAAAAGTTAGAATTAGCAATTATTAAAGCTCCACCTGCTTCTCTCATCGTATGCCAGTCTGCCGATGTTAAGTTGGTTTTAGGCCACCCAGAGTCAGCGTCTACATCATCCCAATTATCAAGTCCTGGTAGTTCCTTTCTGTGTAGGGTTGTGTCAGTTGCCCAGTATAAATACTTTTTGCCTGTGTTGGCGTACCATTCAGCAGCACCCGTTATTTTCCCAGTATCTTGATAAACCACTTGCCACGATTCAGCGCTTAAATGCCTTTTATAAATATAACCAGCATCCCCAAAACCATAAACATATCCGTCACTTTTTGACTTAACAAACCATAAAATAAGATCACTGAATGTAGTTAAAGCTCCCAACGACACACTAGGGCTAATTGAAGCAGAGGGTGAGACAGAAGCCGACGGCGAAGTTGAAGCGCTTCCACTCGCTGAACCCGAGGCTGATGGTGAAAGACTTGGTGATTCAGATGCAGATGGGCTTTGTGAAGCACTAGGAGACAAAGAAGCCGATGGGCTTATACTCTCTGAAGCTGAAGGGGATTGGCTAGCAGAGGCGGAAGAAGAGGCGCTTGCGGAGGGACTTTGTGACTTTGAAGGACTAGCAGAGGCTGATCTAGAGGGTGACTGACTTTTACTGGGTGATGAACTGGCGGAAGCTGATGGACTTAGTGAAGGGCTGGGAGACACACTAGGAGAAATAGAGGGCAAATCTTCACCCTCTCTAATGTCCTCATCAACTAAATCCTGATTCAGAGATAGGGAATCTTTGGTCTTTCTTATATTAAGGTTAGATCCAAACTTAAAAGCACCTTCAATACCTTTATCCTCGTAGTCGGATATTCCCCCTCTGAATTGTGTTATTTCGTAAATTGGCATAATTTTATTTTAATTACTAATGTTGTTCTAAGGCAATTCAGTCCAGTCTGTGTATTTGTCAGCATATAAATTACCAGTAACATTATATTTATCGGTGAATGCATTACCTTGGTCATCGTATTTTGTGACATAGACCGTTGCCTGTTCAACATATATGTCTACATAACTAGCAGGGGATAAGGATGGACTGGCGCTAGAACTAGGGGAAACAGAAGCTGATGGGGAAAGGGAAGCTGATACAGATGGGCTGGGTGATATCGACTGACTTTGACTGGCTGACCCAGAAGGACTCCCAGAACCCAAAGAGGGACTAACTGATGCTGATGGTGACAAAGAAGCAGAGGGGGACTGTGATGCTGATTCGCTAGCACTTACTGATGCAGAACCAGAGGCACTGGGGCTTAATGAGGCAGACGGGGATTGTGATTGACTCTCACTTGCACTAGGACTTAATGAAGCAGAGGGTGATTGAGATTTGCTCTCTGATGGAGAAGGACTAACAGAAGCCGAGGCTGAAGCGCTTGGTGAAAGAGACGGTGACTCGCTTGCGCTTGGCGATAAAGAAGCAGAAGGACTCAATGAGGCTGATGCTGAACTACTTGGAGATTGGGAGGCACTCGGTGACTGACTGGCTGATTCAGAAGCTGATGGACTCAAACTAGCACTGGGGGATTGTGATTTTGATTCAGAGGCAGATGCAGAAGCCGATTCACTAGCAGAAGGACTTTGGGAGGCCGAGGGAGACAAACTTGCACTAGGACTCTGTGATGGTGATTCACTACCTTCTGACGGTGAGACACTAGCACTCTCAGAGGCAGAGGCTGAGGCACTAGCTGAGGCGCTTGGTGATTGAGAAGCGCTTGGGGATTGGGATGCACTAGCACTGGCTGAAGGACTTTGACTGGCAGATGGACTGACAGACGCACTAGCACTAGCCGATGGGCTTTGAGAAGCGGAAGGGCTTAAAGAAGCGCTTTCTGATGCAGAGGGTGATTGTGAAGCGCTGGGACTAATAGAGGGGGATTCAGAAGATGATGGACTAAGAGAGGCGCTTGGGGACTGACTTGCGCTGGCACTGGCTGACGGACTGAGAGATGCCGAAGGGGATAGGCTTGGTGATTCGCTTGGACTTTCGCTTGCACTTGCAGAGGCACTCGCACTAGCACTACCAGAGGCCGAGGCGCTGGCGGAGGGTGACAGGGAGGCACTCGGACTGAGAGAGGCGCTTGCACTATCAGAGGGAGATAATGAAGCAGACGGTGAAAGTGACGGTGATTCTGAAGCGCTTGAACTTGCTGAAGCCGAAGCACTAGGAGATTGACTGGCGGAAGGGGATTGAGACGCACTGGGTGACAGGCTTGCACTAGGACTCAAAGACGCAGAGGGGCTTAATGATGGTGATTCAGACGCTGAAGCGGATGCACTGGCGGAAGCACTGGCAGAGGCAGAAGCTGAGGCAGACGGACTTAATGAAGCGCTTGGGGATTGGGATGCAGAAGCACTTGCACTAGGTGACAAACTTGCACTGGGACTCAACGAAGGACTCTCACTAGCACTAGGTGACAACGAGGCTGAAGGTGACACGCTGGGTGACTCCGAAGCGCTCGGTGACTGGGAAGCAGATGGACTCAAAGACGCAGAAGGAGACAAAGATGCCGATGGTGACAATGAAGCTGATCCTGCAAGTGACTTTAATTCAACTGCCAGTCCCACTACATTAGCAGTAGAGAAAGACCAGTCTACTGAGGTGTCATTGGTATTCTTAAACTGGGTTTGTAATGCAAAGTTTTCAGCAATACTAGTATCACCCAATTCTGTAAAACCAGTACCAGGAGTAATACCAGCATTAAGGTTTGTTCCAACTGTACCAAAAGTTGCGTTTAACAAGTGTGAGAAAGCCCCCAATGTTACCGCTAAAGAAGTTACACCAGTTCCAGAATTTCTATCTGATTGGACAATAGCATTTTCTGCATTATTGGTGGTGTTAGCTCCCGTCAAGTCTATATCACCAGATATGGTTACAAAAGACCTTAAACACATTGTTTGAGTTTGACCAGCAAAATCAATCAGGAAATTAGCTGTACTGTCTTTGTTGATATAGGCTCTATGGAGGGATATTTTCCTATTACCAATTGTCTGAGTGTCTATGACAGTAAATGGAGTATTGTCAGTTCCTACGTCCCAGGTAACGGTTGGAGTATTTGAGACTCCTGAAGCACCAGTTGACATGATGGACGCTAAAACAAGCGTACCCTCGGTAACACCACTCCCAGATGATATAGAATAACTCGAATCGTCTGAGGTAGTACCAGTAGTGAGAATATGAGTTGCTGTTATTCCCGAACCTGCACTAAATGAAGCTGATGGACTAAGAGATGCACTTGGACTTAAACTGGCGCTGGGTGAAAGACTGGCTGAAGCGGAAGCCGATGGACTCTGACTGGCTGATGGGCTTTGAGATCTGCTTTCGCTAGCAGAAGCACTTGCACTTGCCGAAGCCGATGGACTCTGGGAAGCAGATGGGCTTAGGGAGGCCGATGGACTTAGAGAAGGACTCTCACTCGGACTCTCCGAAGCTGAAGCACTGGCAGACGAAGAAGCGCTAGCACTAGCTGAGGGACTCTGTGAGTCTGAAGGCGACTGGGACGCACTTGCTGACGAAGAAGGTGATAAGGAAGCGCTAGGACTAATTGATGGTGATTCAGATGCTGATGGGCTAAGAGAGGCGCTGGGAGATTGGCTCGCACTGGCGCTGGCAGAGGGGCTTTGAGAAGCAGAAGGACTTAGAGATTTAGATTCACTTGCAGACGGGGATAAAGAGGCTGATGGACTCTGGGAAGCAGAAGCACTAGCTGATTCTGATGCAGAAGCGGAGGCAGATGGAGATTGACTGGCACTTGGAGATAATGAAGCGCTTGGTGACAATGAAGGTGATACGGATGATGATCCTCCACCACCAGCTTCAGTAGTAAAACTCCTGGTAGTAGCCCAATCTCCATAGGTGTTACTTCCTGATGGGTCAATGGCTCTTACTCTCCAGAAGTATTCAGTTGAGCCATCTAGTTCTTCACCAGACTGAACGTCATAGTCAGCTAAATCTCCTGAATCAAAGGGGTCTGTATCTCCACCGTCTGTGGTGTTGGCAAAGCCTGCATCTGTGCCAGAGACTTTGTCGAGGAGGGGGAGAACATTGACATAAAAGCAAAGGTCGTCAGAGCTTCTTGCTTGTAATGACCCCTCAAATCCGTCATTGTCATACATATTACCGTCATGTGAGGGAGAGCTACCATCATAACCCAACACTAAATGATTAGAGATATCCCCCGAGCTATAAAAAGCTTCTATACAATACTTAGTTCCATTGCTTGTGGTATATGGTGTAGAAAAAGTAAACTCTATTAACTGATAAGAGGTAGTTAGTGTTGATATATCGTAAGTATCAGAAGTTGCTAAGGCACTTCCCGTCGGCAACGAAGATGTCCCATAAGTTCCTGAGTGTGCAAATAGACGTGCAGTAATATTCCCCGTAGGAGAACCAGACTTTTTGAGGTAAAACCTAACTTTTGTAATAGATGTTCCATCTCCCGTAAAAGATTGACCATGACGTCTATTTCCACTGAAAGGTTTTGTGTAGGAGATGTCATTACTATCTTGGTTACTCTCAGAGTAACTGTCTGTCGTTCCACTCTGACTATCAAAAGTATTTACCGTATCCACCTGCACGTTATATCTAACATCATCAGCTTCTGGGTCTGTGCCCGTAAACTGTAAAGTTGGAGCAACTGCTACTCCTGTTGCTGAGTCTGCTGGAGAATTAAGGACTGTTGTAGGAGGTTCGTTATCCTCAGCTATCTCAATTGCAAAACCTATTGCTCCTGTTCCTGTAAGAGTAGTCCAGTCTGCTGTTGTATCGGCACTTTGGTAATCGTACTGACTTTGGACTGTCATGTCTGTCTGGAAGGACAGCGATGTTTCGTCTATCTCAGTAAAACCTGTACCAGGAGTAATTGTTCCCGTACCAACATCTAAAACTCCAGCCAAAACCATGTTAGCGGCACCAGGTGTACTTCCAAGGGTTGCAGTTAGTTCTGTAACTGCTCCACTGTTAGTTGCTGATTGTACAAAAGGCGTTGAATCGTGTCCCGTAGTCTCAATAACCTGCATTACCTTTTGTCTGGTAGACCCACTAAAAGTTGCGGTTATAACTCCACTTCCAGGGTCGCCTGTGACTTTAGCATAGGCAACAGCAAAGTTTGAAAACCTATTCGGTCCCGATTGCCATTGAAAAGAGTCTTGTAAGATAGTCCAC